GTGACCAAGATGTTTTTCGGAAAGGAACAGCCATTGAAGGGCAACCCCCCACCGATCCTGCACCTGTCAGGTTACGGTGATCACATGTTCAACAAGGTACCGGTTGTGGTAAACTCATTCAACGTGGAACTGAGACAGGGCATTGACTACATATCAACAAGACAGAAAATTGAGGAAGGATATGGAGAAGGACAGGTAGATCCTAAGTTGGCGAACCAGGTCCAAGTTGACAGTAAGGATTCGCAGACATGGGCACCGACACTGTCCAACATTTCTGTGCTGATAACACCTATCTACAGCAGGGATTCCATCAAGAATTTCTCTCTGGCAGAATTCGCGAGGGGTGAACTCAACGGCAAGGGTGACGGGGAGATAGGATTCATCTAATGGCCAAGTACTCAAGAACATCACCATACTTCGCGACACCACAGAATGAGATCAGCCTGGGAACGTTTGTTCGAAGGCGTTTCGCCATAGAGGACGATGACCAGACATACACCATAGAGAGGACATACGCCTACAGGCCGGACCTGCTGGCCTATGACCTGTACGGCACACCAAGGCTTTGGTGGGTGTTCGCACAGCGTAACCCCAACCAGATAGAGGATCCCATCTACGACTTCAAACCAGGAGTGACCATACAGTTGCCGAAACCGGCCAACATAACTCGTGACCTAGGAGTATAGTATGGCCGCAGGCGATAGTAATCCAAAAGGAAAAAGAGCATCAAAGACAACCAGCAAGATCGAAAACACCTTCAAGAACAATGAGAACCTTGTGAGACCGGTTAAGGGAGGGTTGAGCAAAAAATTTCAAGACAACTACAACCAAAAAAAAGAGAAAGTTGAATCAGGCACTGTCTCTGGCACCAATTATCCCGGAGAGAACAAAAACTCCACAGGAGCGGGTGGCTCTTTAAGTGCAGGACTGGAGGAGAACGTACTACACAAGTTCGCGTCATACACCACACTGTTCACGCTGAGTGGAGTCAATGAACAAGAACTGCAGGATCATACATTCCTGCAAAATCCTGTGCATGACGTGATAGCACGTTCATCTGGCATAGGTGCTGACATCAATCAGAGCGGGACAGGAATCAGGACAGCGAGTAACCCCAACCTGGAAGAACAGACAATCAACGAGAACGAAAGTTTCAAAAATGCCGTTGGAGTTCTCAAGAAGGGCAGGGACATCTTCATAGAGGAAGTCAACATGCTGTCCACCGTTGGTCCTGGTGAGGAGCGTGGAATGGCCGACTTCGTCAAGATGTCGTTCAAACTGCACGAGCCCTATGGTATTTCCTTCATAGAGAAGGTGCGTGGTGCGGCAAGGATCAATGGCTACAAGGATCACCTAGATGCCCCCGTGCTGTTGACCATAGAGTTCAAGGGATTTAACGAGAACGGCATTGCAGTGAAGGACGAGGCCACGGTAAGGAAGATACCCATACTGATAACACGGGTGGAACTGGACGTCAACGAGGGCGGTGCCATCTATGATGTGACCGCGGTGCGTATCAACGACATAGCGTTCGATGACAGGTTCAAATTTCCAAGATGTAAGATAGAGATCAAAACCAACACATTGGAAGACGCGGGCAAGCAATTGGCCGAACAACTCAATCAGCAGATACTGAATGAGAGGGATGAACACAAGGTGCGTACGGTCCTGGACGAGTACAGGATAGAGTTCGACGACACGGTGAAGGACCTCAGCAGAGGATACATTGGCGAAAAGGATGTGCGTAACACCTTTGTTCCAGGAGGTGGGAACCCTAAAAAACCTGGCCAGGGGGGTGGAAAGCAAAAAATAGAAATCACCACGATGGAATCAGATATAGTCAGTCTCACCAGCATAACCAAATTGCTGGAGGACATGGTCAGGGGCACCGTGGGATACGATGACCTCGCATCTGACTTCTGGACAGCATACCTCAGACGTACGGGACAGATCAAATCCCGTGAGGACGCATCAGAGGAGAACATAAGGAAATTCCTCCAAAGCAACAATTTCGAACAGGTCATCAGCAAAAACAGTTTCGTGGATTGGTTCAAGATCAAAACCAGCGTGCAGACCGATTACAGCCAATTCGACACCATCAACAAGATGCACAGGAAGATTGTCACATACAAGGTCATACCATACAAGATCCATGTGTTGAAGTTCATGAGACCTGGCATATTCTTGTCCAAGGGCGTGGCCAAGTCCGCCGTGAAAAAACAGTACAACTACCTGTACACAGGTGCCAACACGGACATACAGAGTTTGCGTATCAACTACAAGACTGCCTACTACATGCGGAACACGATAGAGGTACAGAAGGACGCATCAGGCCTTTTCGAGAAGATAGACAACATCATTAGCAAACTGATCGGTGGCGCTGACACAGATGACGGTGATATCACTGCTCTGCGGTCGTCTCCCAGCATAGTAAAAGGGGCCATGGTTGTCAACAAGCCCGACCCGGATCAAAAGAAGACGGCACGTGCCCAGGACTTCTATGACTACCTGACCAACCCCACAGTGGACATGATGAGGATAGAAATGGACATCTTGGGAGACCCTGCCTACATTTGTCAGGACCAGTTCATACCCCTGGACAAGCAGGGTGATGCCATGAAAAGCGGGGGTTTGTATAGTGGCAAGTTTGGATCGTTCAACGTGGATTCACACACCCCACTGATGGAATTAACTTACAGGTTACCGGATGACGTCAATGACAAGACAGGTTTGATGTTCGAGGGCAAGAGTACGGCCCCAGAGGAGAACCTGTTCTTCGTTGGTGTCTACCAGGTAACCAGGATAGAGAGCAAATTCTCAGATGGCCAGTTCCTGCAGACACTGACCTGTGTGAGGCTAAACAATCAAAGCGGCGCAGGCGAACCTCTGTTCGAACAATCAGCAGGTGCGACGGCGGCGGCGGCAGGATCAGGATCAGGTAAATCTGATGAAGCAGGAAAGGATGAAATTAAAAGTGTTATTAACAATATAAAAGATTATTTGGATTAGATTATGGTAGGATTCGTAGACACACACGACAACATGAAGAACTTCGACCAGAGGTTCTCAGGCAAGGACCCTGGCCCTTACGTGGGCACGGTCAAGTTCACGGATGATCCAATACGACAGGGCAGGTTGGGAGTGAACATTCCAGAGCTGTCGCTGACCAACAATCCAACGATCAACGACTGCATATGGTGTCAGTACCTTTCACCGTTCTACGGTGCCAAGAGTGTCGAGGCCAACACCCGGTCAGATCCAGACAGTTACAAGGGCACACAGCACTCCTATGGAATGTGGTTCGTGCCACCGGACATAGACACGCAGGTGCTGGTGATATTCGCCAAGGGAGAGCAGTCCGTGAAAAAAGCATTCTGGATAGGTTGTGTGCAGGAACCACTGACCAATCACCAGGTACCGGGATACGGCAGTTCCAGTGACACCATAAGGTCCAAACAGGACGCCAAGGAATTGTATAAGTCTGGCGCACAAAACTACGGCACGGATTTCTTGCCAGTGGGTGAGAAGAATCGAAAGATGCTGGGGGAGGCACAGACCGAGGAGTTCGCTAACAGCCTACAGTATCCGATCAATGACATCCTGGCAGATCAACTCATGACCCAGGGACTGGTCGCGGACCCGATCAAGGGAACCACGTCCAGCTCAGCGAGGAGAGAATCACCAAGCCAGGTATTCGGCATCAACACACCAGGGAGGGTTCTTCCGGATAGCCGTAAGAAGAACATAGGACCGGAGGGAGCAGAAGTCAGACCAGACAGGGCTCCTGGACACAGTTTCGTCATGGACGACGGTGCGTTAGACGGCACCAACCAACTCACGAGACTGCGGACTGCATCTGGACACCAGTTGCTGATGCATGACACAGCGGGTGTGGTGTACATAGCCAACGGTTCGGGCACCGCATACATCGAGATGACAAGCGCCGGGATCAACTTGTACTCGGGCATTGGAGGGATTAACATGAGGACCCATGGTGACTTCAACCTACACTCGGACACAAATATAAATTTACACGCTGGCCAATCGATACGTATGTCAGCATCGGGCATCGATGAGGTGAAATACAACGAAAAAGACATAGCCGTACAAAAGGGACAGAAGACAACCAGTGATATAAAAAGTCCAAAGATCCCCGGCCAGATAATACAATCAACTGATCTCCATATGACCATGGGCGACCAGGGAGTTTTTGTGTCATCCCAATCCGGAGGCATACAGAGTTACGCACAATCTTCTATATCTTCTTTTGTAGCAGAAGGACCGCAATTACACGGAGCCAAAGGTCAAATTCATATAGCAGGACAACAGGTACACATGAACTCGACCAAGGCCAGTAGTTTGTGGGGGCCAACATGGCTCACAAAAGATAGAACTGGCATGCAAGTGCGTGATGAAGGTGATGTCAACTTAGCCGGTAAGGGAGAGCGACCGCTGAAACCATTCACCACCAAGACCAAGACGACTGTTCACAAGTTGGTGACGCACGAGCCCATGCCAAGTTTCCAGGGCATATCCGGCGACGGGATCATCCCCGATACACCAGCGGACAAGGAGGAGTGGCTCAAACGTGCCAAGAAACCAGGCACTCCGGAGTTCTTGAGCAATCAACTTAGACTTAGCGAGAACAAGGCTCTTCGTGAGGCCCAGGCCCAGGCGGATAAACTACAATATCTCAAAAAGGCGATGGGTGACAGCACCGACGGAGCGAAGGCCAAGAAGTTGTTGACTGATTTTACACTCAACTACAACGATTTTTACGGGATCAGTGAAATGAGCAATCTGCCGTTCGACATCAAGGACAGCATTTCTGAGCAATTCAAAGGATTCGATATCAACTCTGATGTGAAAGATCTAGCCAACAGTCTCACTTCACAGGTGATAGATAATTTCACAGGAGTGAGCAAGGACCTGTTCAAGGACAACGTGTTCGTCAACAGTGCGGGCGAACTGTTCACACTTGGCAAAGACACCTTCGAAGGAATAGGCGGTGGCTTCGATCTTGCCAACAGCAGTCTCAATGCTGTGAAAGGACTGAAGGGCAATCTTTCCGCAGGCAACATTCCGGCAACCATATCCAACCTGTCCAGCATCACACAAAACTACAAGAGCGTGATTGGCGGAAAGATAGTGGGCATAGATCAGATCCAGGGTCTGGCCACCAAGGCAGGACTGTTCAACGCCAGTGCGGCACAGTTGGGCGGACAGACGTTCCTGCAGAACGTGGGGCAAAATATTGGATTGAAGTTAGGATCGTTGGGCAAATCAATAAAAAGTGCCTTCTCCGGGTTCAAAGGATTTAGTGATGCAAGATTGAAAGAGGACATAAAATTAGTTGGCAAGTCGCCCTGGGGCATCAACATATATTCGTTTAAATACAAGCACACCGATGGGACATACGAGGGCGTGATGGCCCAGGAGGTTCCATGGGCGAGAGAAATGACAGACACAGGCTACTATGTTGTAGATTATGGCAAAGTGGATGTTGAATTTAGGAGGTTACATTAATGGCATACGGAAATTCAGGTTCGGGAGGCGGAGGCCTATCAAACAAGACAGTCACCTTCAAGGGTTTCAGTTCACGTGCGGACAAAAATAATTTCAAACAGTACGACTTCGAGGTGGCCAAGCAGGATCTCATCAACAGATTATCTGTGCGTAAGGGCGAGAGGGTTGAAAATCCCGAGTTCGGGACTATAATATACGATGCCATATTCGAACCATTCACAGAAGCATTGAAAGACGCCATAGTCGATGATATCACAGCAAATCTCAACGCAGATCCTCGTATATCCACACAGGAAATATTGGTATCAGAAGCGGACAAGGGCATAGCCATACAGGCCACTATCACCTATGTTCCCTTGAATATCACTGAAAAACTGAGTTTCAACTTCGATGAGAATTCGTTGTTACGCCTATCTTAAAGTACGCACATTTCCTAACATATAAATACCATTGTAATTACAATGGCCACAACAGATAGACAGAACAGATTATTAGTCGCGGAAGATTGGAGAAAGATCTACCAGGCTTTCCAGCAGGCAGATTTCAAAAGTTACGACTTCGAGACCTTGAGAAGGACCATGGTGGCGTATCTCAAAGAGAACTACCCAGACGATTTCAATGATTTCGTTGAGAGTTCTGAGTACGTTGCACTGATAGATCTGATCGCTTACATATCGCAGGCACTGTCGTTCAGAGTCGATCTGAATGCCAGGGAGAACTTCCTTGAAACAGCGGAGAGAAGGAACTCAATACTTAGATTGGCAAGGTTGATCAACTACAATGCCAAGAGGAACCAACCAGCCACCGGCGTTTTGAAGGTGGATGCAATATCAACAACACAAGACGTGCTTGACAGCACAGGAACAAATTTAGCAAATTCGAACATCATATGGAATGACAGTGCAAACTCAAACTACAGAGAACAGTTCACCGCGATACTGAATGCGGCCAACCAGACCGGACAACTGTTTGGCAAGCCCAGGGAGTCGGCGAAGATAGGCGGCATAGACACAGAGGTGTACACATTGGCCTCCAACCAGTTGGACTTGCCCATATTCAGTTTCCAGAAGTCAGTGGGAGGCGTGACGAGATCTTTTGAGATAGTGCCCACAACATTGACAGATAGTGAATCACTGTATGAGTCTGAACCTATACCTGGCACAGGATTGACATACACCTACAGGACGGACGGATCGGGAGACAGTTCCAACAACACCGGATTCTTCTTCCTTTTCAAACAGGGCAGGATGTCCAGTGAAGAATTCACCATCAACAACGCCAGCACAAATTTCATACAAAGTCTTGACGCACCAAATGTCAATGACACAGATGTATGGCTGTACAAACTAGATCAGTTTGGACAGTTGTCACAGTCATGGACAAAAGTTCCGTCCCTGTCCGGCAACAACGCGATATACAATTCATTGTCACGTGCAGAGAGAAACATCTACAATGTGGTTACCAAAAATGACGACGCAATCGATTTGGTGTTTGGAGATGGAAACTTTGCTAACATACCGTCTGGAAGTTTCAGGACATACTACAGGACCAGTGACAACGCCAAGTACGCCATACAGTCAGCAGACATGCAGAACGTACAATTGACTGTGCCATACACGGATGCCAATGGTGCACAACAATCATTGTCCGTGAGTCTCAGTCTCAAAGCAAGTGTCTACAACTCGGCGGCGACAGAATCAAATAGTTCAATAAAAGAAAAAGCGGCACAGGTTTACTACAGTCAGAACAGGATGATCACGGCAGAGGACTACCAAGTGGTTCCTTTGAGTGCATCTCAGGAAATTGTCAAGGTGAGATCGGTCAACAGGTCAGCATCAGGCATATCGAGGGCCAAGGAGATTCTCGATCCAACGGGTGCATACTCCAACGTCACCGTGTTCGCTGAGGACGGAATACTGTACAGGGAGGAGTCCACACAGCAGTTCACGTTCACATTCAACAACAGGAACGAGATCCAGTCTACGATCGACTCATCGGTTGAAGCAAAATTGAAAGAAGCCTACGCCAGACAGTTCTACTATCTGAAGTATGGCACCAAGGACGCCAGCACACTTTCCGCAACATGGAGCTCCACGACCACGTCCACGAACACAAACACGGGATTCTTCACTTCAGGTGGCGCATTGGTCATAGGTGATTCAGCCACTTCCAAAATGAAGTTTGCAAAACCAGGTGCGTTGATTAAATTCACTTCACCCGACACAAGAAAATTTTTAAACGGAGTGTTAGTGACATCAACCACTGATAACGCCGAAGATAGAGTATGGGCAAAAATAGGTGCGGTAGTGTTGGACGGAGCCAACGGCGGTACAGGTAATCTCGAGTCGGGAGTGGGCCCAGTCACACTTAACAACATAGTGCCAGACGGCAGTGTTATTAACGCAATCATACCAAAATTCACCACAGCATTCTCATCAACACTGGAAACTGATTTGATAGACAGGATAGAGGCCTACGAGGATTTTGGACTCAGGTATGATGTAGATTCAGAGACATGGAAAGTTATCACATCAACTAACCTAAGCACCAGCACAGTGTTCAGTTTGGATGAACAAGGATCAACCACAGATACAAACGCAGACGCCAGTTGGTGGTACAAATTCACCAACGATGGAAACACCTACACTGTACAATACAGAAAATTAGATTATCTGTTTGAATCGGAGTCGCAGAACAAATTCCATTATGATTTGAAAGAAAAGATATACGACTACAAGACGGGCAAGAGTGTCAAGGACACAGTAAAGATTTTGAAGACCAACAGCATCGTGTCAACAGGCAACAGCGTGGGCTATCCTATCACGTGGCAAGTGGTAGATGTTGTTACTGAAATAGACGGTTTCCAAGACAACAGGAAAGTGAAGGTTGGATTCCACGATGACGATGATGATGGTGTAGTGGACAATCCGGAACTGTTCGATATATTCATCGAACCAACCACGTCGGAATCAACTAAATTTGTTTTTTCGGAAAAGTACATCTCTTATGACAACATAGAGAGATTCAGACCATATGCGGCAACTAATTTTGTAGTAACAAAAAACGAGGCAGACATCACTCTGTCCACAACAACATACACGGACGGACAATTATTCTACTTTTATGACAGTGCTGAGGATGTGGTCAAGTCCTACAGTTCTACCACGAACACACTAACAACTTCCACAGACTACAGGGCAAGAAGAGGCAGAAGTTCCATAGATTTCCAATACAAGCATCATGCAGGACAAGAGACCAGGATCGATCCCAGCGTTTCTAACATAGTTGACGTTTACCTATTGGAGAGAACATATGACAACCTGTACAGGATATGGTTGCAAGACGGTGGTACAAAGCCGACATCTTCCACACAAGATCAATTGCGGATCAGTTATGCAGGCATTCTCAACCCACTTAAATCTTTATCAGACCAGATCATATACCATCCTGTCAAATACAAGATACTGTTTGGTACCAGTGCTGAGGAACAACTGCAGGCAACTTTCAAGGTTGTAAAAAATCCAAAGACCAATGTTTCAGACGCAGTGATAAAGACCAGGATCATCTCCGCAATCAATGATTTCTTTGCACTAGACAACTGGGATTTTGGAGATCCTTTTTATTTTACAGAACTAGCCGCTTTCATACACAATCAACTTGCTCCAGATTTACTTACTGTGGTGATTGTGCCCAACCAATCAGGACAGACATTTGGGTCTCTGTTCCAGATCAATTCCGCGGCAGACGAAATTTTCATCAGTGGGGCCACCGTTGATGATGTGTCGATTATAACAGCACTGGGAGCCAACCAATTGGCGGCGTCCGGCACTGTGGTAACAAGCTCATCAACATCCACATCAAACACCACATCAGGATCAGCAGTGTCAGGCTCTACTACATCAGGTTCGGGATCAAGTTCCGGCAGTAGTGGGGCAGGATACTAATGGCTGACAGAGAAATCAATTCACTAACCAACAACGAGGTTGTCAAACAAGGCAACAACGAGTACAGACGTACGGTACAGCACTTACCAGCATTCTACAGGACAGATGCAAACCAAAGATTCCTATCAAGCACACTTGATCCATTGGTGCAGAAAGGTTCACTGGAGAGGCTGGATGGCTTCATTGGAAGGCAAGATGCAACAACACGAGAAATAACAGACAGGTACATAGGTGCAACCAGTAGGGATAGATTCGCATACCAATTGGAGCCAGCGGTCACATACTCAGACAGGGATACCACGTCAGTCAACCCAGAAGACCAAGTCAAGTTTGCGGCCACATACGATGACTACATCAACCAGATCAAGTACCTGGGCGGCCACACTGGCAATCACGATAGGCTAAACAAGGAGACGGTATACAGTTGGAATCCAGCCATAGACTATGACAAGTTGGTGAACTACAGGGAATACTACTGGATGCCGGACGGACCAGGAGCCATAGAAATAGACTCCGTTGGACCCAGTGCAGTGTCCGAATACTCCGTGGAGAACTTGGCAAAAGGTGCCTACAACTTCACCCACAGGGAAAATGTAAACAATCCCAGCCTTACACTTTACAGGGGCAACACATACAAATTTAACGTGAATGCAACAGGTCATCCATTCTACATAATGACTGAACCTTATCCATCAGGCGTAGCGGCTGATGGATCCACTTCAACAATCTATGACACCGGTGTCACAAACAATGGTGCCCAATACGGCACAGTCACATTCACGGTGCCAACAGGCGCACCAAACACTTTATATTACCAGTGTGGCAACCATGCCGCCATGTATGGCATCCTGCAGATCAAAGACGTCTCAAGCACTTCGACAATCAATGTGGAAGATGACATAGTCGGCGTCAAGAACTACAGCCTGAGGACTTTGGATTTATCCAACGGAATGAAGATCAAGTTCACGAAATCATTGGTCGCTTCATCATACCAAGACAAGGAATACTATGTGGAAGGTGTTGGCGATGCAATAACGCTCACCGATGTGGAGGACTTAATCACACCAGGCAGTTATGCAACTGAATCTACAATACTGTACGATCAAGCAGGCTACGACACGAGACCATACGCCAAGGCATTCTACACGCCTGAAACAAAAGATTACATCTCGATCAAGAGAGATTCACTGGACCAAAATGCATGGTCTAGATACAACAGATGGTTCCACAAGTCTGTCATAGATGAGACGGCCAGGGTGGGAGGATTTACACCTGTCCTAGACGAGGATGACAGAGCCAAGAGACCGATCATAGAATTTGATTCAGGGTTAGCACTTTACAATCACGGGACGGTGGCAAAAAGATCTGTGACATTGTATGATACAGTCACGACTGACGCATTCAGTGACGTGGTCAAGCAGACAGGTTACAGCGTGGACGGATTGGCGCTGGCAGATGGCATGAGGATTGTGTTCGCGGCAGACACGGATCCCTTGGTCAAGAACAAGATATATGATGTAAACTTCGTCACAGGCGGAGATTCAACACTGGTAATAAACTTGACAGAGGCTTCTGACGCCAACCCAGCGGACAACGATTCCATATTCATAGAGTTTGGCACAGTAAATCAAGGCAAGACATTCCGATATGACGGCACATCGGAATCTTTCATAGAGGCACAAGAGAAGACAGGGGTCAACCAACAACCATTGTTTGGCATGTGGGACAACGATCACACATCCTTCGATGACACAACCAAGTATCCAAATTCAACTTTCACAGGAGCAAAGGCCTTCGCTTTTGCAACTTCAGACACAGCGACCACTGACACTGTGTTAGGAATCAAGGTCAAGTACAGCACAATCAACAACGTTGGAGACATAGTTTTTGATTCGGATCACACGTCGGGCACGTTCACCTACCTGAGTGGGTCACAGACAGTGACCAAGAACCTAGCAGAGGGACACCTACATTACACGACGAGTAGAAACACACACAACTCACGGAGTGCCTGGATAAAAAGGACCAATGAGAGTAAACAGCGTGTGGTACGTACATTCATAGTCGATGCAACGGAGACACAACTATTTCCGATTGATTTCTTCAAGGATTCAGCGGACCTCACAGATCTTGAAGTATCGGTATCGGTCAACGGTTCAAGGAAAACACTTTCAACAGATTACACGGTTGAAACAGGGACAAAAAACAAATATGTAAAATTTACAAAAGAACTAGAAGTTGACGATCAAATCAGGATAGCAGGATACAGCAGTGCGGACAAAGTTGCCGACAAAGGAATTTACGAGGTGCCGGAAAATCTAGCAACAAACGGCCTCAACCAGCAGTTGGGCACATTCACGATGGGACAAGTGCTGGATCATGTGAAGAACATTTTTGACAGGAACCAAGACGTCACAGGTGCCATACCTGGTGTATCGAACCTAAGAGACAAGCCAGATGCTAGACTGAAAGGTGGTAGCATTCACCAGCATGAAGGGGCACTACCTCCTGCCATGTTTGGCCTCATTGACCAGGATGCCAACTTTATCACGGCAACCGATTATGGCAATCAGGAGTACGAGAAGTGGTACAACGCATTTCTTACTCACGCCACAGGAACAGCGTACGAAGGGACCGCCGCGGACAGGGTTGACGAGATAATCGCCGCAATAACGCCAGGCAGGAACAGCACGTTCCCGTTCTACTACGAGGACATGGTGGGTTGGGGACAGAACGCTTCAACGAGGAACTACACAGTGCAAGGAGCATCACAGACAGACTACGCTCTTGACTCACAACATGATATCACCACATTGAGCAACAGGGCAGTGTACGTATACCTAAACGGAGTTCAATTGATGCTAGGCGCAGATTACACCTTCAGCACAACGGACGATAGCGTCACTGTCAGCAAGACATTGGCACAAGGCGACAAGATCGTGATCAAGGATTACGCTGACACAACAGGCAGTTACCTGCCACCATCGCCCACAAAACTTGGAATGTATCCCAAGTTCACGCCTGAAACATTTACAGACACAAGTTATTTGACCGATACGACAGTGGTCAGGAAGCATGACGGATCTATCATCAAAGGGTATGGCGATGAAAGAGACGATTTGATACTAGAACTTGAAAAAAGGATCTACAACAATATAAAAGTTACGTATGATCCAACATTACTGGACATACATGATGTATTGCCTAGTGCTTTCACTACAACGGAATACAGCCTGCAGGAAATAGACAACGTGATGGGCCCAGACTTCTATCAGTGGGCGGGACGTAACAACGTTCAGTACATAAACAACACTGTTTTCTCAGAAGGATCACCATTCACTTACAACTACGCAAGATCAAAAGCAAGGCTTGTTGATGAGAACCTACCAGGCCACTGGCGGGGCATATACAAATATTTCTACGACACAGACGCACCACATGTGAGACCATGGGAGATGTTCGGCCATTCGGAGAAACCAACAGATTGGGAATCCACGTACGGTAAAGCACCATACACATCAGGCAATGATGTTTTATGGAATGCTATAGCAACAGAACCTGGACGATACGGCAAGCCAACTATCAGAGATCACCTACCGGTTGATGCATCTGGTAACTTGTTAGATCCTTTGGCGGCACAACTGGTAGCCAACTATGACATTCCTGGAAGGCAGAACGCATGGAAGTTTGGAGATCAAGGGCCAGCGGAAACGGCATGGAGGAGATCCAGTTCTTACCCTTTCACAGTGATCAAGGCTCTGGCACTTACTAAACCGGCCAAGTTTTTCTCAAACTTTTTTGATCCCTCAAGACTGACCACGAACACAGCAGGAAATCAAATAGATAAAGACACAAGCATCAGGACGTCATTGGCAACAGCCAAATACCATTTGGAAACAGAAACTAACAGTACTACAGGAGTTACAACACGATATCAGACAGCAGGATATCAACCTTTCATAGTCAATCACCTTATTTCAAGGAATCTAGATGTTGCGACCTTTTACTACAACAAGAAAAAGAATCTTTCTGTGCAGTTGGCCTATAAATTGGGAGGATTCACAGACAAGGATAACATAAAGGTATTGACAGACAGTGTGTCACCTGGATCAACGTCAGGCTCTAAATTCATACCAGACGAGAACTACAAGATCATGTTTAGGACATCCAATCCTGTGGAAAGTTTCCAATATTCGGGTGTGCTGATAGAAAAGAACACAGACATCAGTCAGGATGGATCGACTGTGTTAGGAGGATACAAGGTGTTGGGCTACAGCACTGTCAAACCTTATTTCAACTTCAACTACCCAGTCAAGACCACATCAGCAACACCAGTGTCTGTGGAGGGATCGCTGGTTATCAAGGAGTATGCATCATACCAACAGGCCACACAGACCATACCTTATGGACATGTGTTCGACACAATACAAGACGTAGCAGACTTCCTGGCAGGATATGGAAATTATCTAACGCAACAAGGATTCAGGTTCGACAAGTTTTCAAATGAATTAAAAGAAACACTGAACTGGCGAAATGCAGTAAGAGAATTTTTGTTCTGGACCACACAGGAATGGCAACCAGGCAGTGCCATAACGGTTTCACCCGCCGCTGACGGTTTCGAGTTGGACACAAACAACAGCATAGTTGGCAAACTACGTAATCTTGCAGGTGACTACTCGTTGTTGGATTCAGGTGGCAGGAAGATCGATGTTAGCGAGATATCTACCAAACGTATAGGCAAGACGTTTGAACTGTCCATAAAATCTGACACAGTAGGACTTTACAATATCGCACTCAACACTGTGCAGAAGGAACACATCCTGTTGTTTGACAACAGCACAGCGTTCGCAGACAAAATATATGATCCATTCACGGGATTCAGACAACAGAGGCTGAAACTAGTTGGTTGGAAGACCGCTGGGTGGAATGGCGACTACTACGCACCAGGATTCGTTTTCGATGCTGGACAGGTTACATACTGGTTGGCAAACACAGACTACACGATAGGCAACAGCGTTGAATACCAAGGCAAGTTCTACGTTGCAAAAACAAATCATAATTCAGGATCAAAATTTGATACGGCCAACTGGACGCTGAAAGACAACAAGCCAGCACCACAACTTATACCAAACTTTGAGTACAAGATCTCACAGTTCAATGACTTTTACAATCTTGAGACCAACAATTTCGATGAATCACAACAGAAGTTGGCCCAGAGGCTGACAGGATACCAGAGCAGGGATTACCTAGAGAACCTCTTTGTCAATGATGTGTCACAGTACAAGTTCTATCAAGGTTATATCAGGGAGAAAGGCACACAGAATGCCATAGACAAAATCTTGAAAGCACAGTACGAGGGAGAGGATATCTCACTAGACCTGTACCCAGAGTGGATGATCAGGACTGGAAGATTTGGTAACACAGATTCTATCGAGAACATACAAATCACACTGAAAAGCAGTGAGGTCACCGCCGATCCGCAGAGCATTGAATTATTGGACGCATCGTCTGACTCCAAAGAGTACACACGAGCACTTGGTGTGGTGCAGACTGATTTATATTACAAGCCTGTGGAGTACACGGCATCAAGCACATTCAAAAGATACGACTACAGCCAACAAGGTGTGACCAGTGACACGGTCCAGGTCTTCAAAACGGCGGGATATCCACAACTGACACAGGTGCAACACACTGCGTTCAAAATAGCGGACCTTGCCAACCTGGACATGAATGCTATCACTCCCAATGACCTTGTATGGGTGGCCAACAAGAGCAATCTTGATTGGGACGTCTTAAGGATATCAAATGCAGGTGTCAAGATAGCAACATTGAGCACGATCAACAATGCATCACAGTTGGAGATCACGTTCACAGGATCACACAAGTTATCAGCGGGCACCACGACAGCCGAGGCCGATTACTTTGGAATATCAAACAGTGAAGAAGCAACGCTGAATGGTGTTTACCAGGTATCATCAACGCCAGATCACAAAACGGTGATCTTCGATTACGCCGGTAATGTGGCATTCATCCCAGCTCTGGAGGACGGATCTACAGCGGACAGTTACGGCAACGTGTACAGGTTCGTGTCCGTGAGATTAGCCACAATGGACAATGTGAATGATTTGTTGAACTATGATGATTTCGTAGACAAAAATGAGTCAATCGAACAACCAGGAGACAAGGTATATGCGGACAACAACGGGTCGGGATCATGGAGTGTGTACGAGAAGCAAGATCCTTATTCCACTAAGTTAACACTCTCACCGGACAATTTTACCGCGGAACAAGAGTTTGGACACAGGATAGTTGCACGTAATGATGGCAGGCTATTGGCTGTTTCCGCACCAGGGAAGGGACAAGGTGAGATACACTTCATGTTAAGATCAGAGGCCTCACCTGGGAATGATTTCAAATCACAGGCCACAGTGACGATGACGGACAACGACGACAACACCAGCAGGCTTGGTGAATCCCTGTCCATCAGCACAGACGATAATTATATTGTGGCAGGTGCGCCATTCGCCAATGCGATCGGACCTGATGGTAGCACTAGATTCATCGATTCAGGCCTTATCAAGATATATGTTTGGGATCCTGTCTTATTCCAGTACAGCATATTGAACACAATTTCAGCACCCACGGATGGGTCAAGTTCGAACGTCGACCTTAACTTTGGTTGGGCACACAAAATTTCAGAACCAAAAACACTATCAACCAGGACAACACCGGACAAGTACCTGTTCGTTTCGGCACCGGGACATGCCACAGACACAGGTAGAGTGTACATGTACACTTGGGGAGTTGGCGCTGATGGATCCACGTATGACACATGGACGTCAGAGACTGCGATAGAGGCACCAGATGGTGGTTCAGGACAAAGGTTCGGACACAGAGTTGAAGCAAACGACAACGGTGACATACTTGCAGTGAGCTCACTGGCACCCGGAAACGCAGGCAAGGTGGAGATATTCATAAAGACCTCACAAGCCAATGATGATAGTACACTTAATTCCTTTGCTCTGGCACAGACCATAACAGGAGTGGCCAGTGATGGGTCATCATTGAATACCGCTTTTGGTGATTCTATCACAATGAGCAAGGACGGCACAACGCTAGTGATCGGTGCACCGGGAGTTGACGGAACAGCACATCCTGATTCAGGTGCCATCTATTATTACAAATGGAATGCAGACAGCTCTACAAACACGTATACCTTACAGCAAACGATCACTGCACCAAGTTCGCACGCTAACATGAAGTTCGGTACAAGTCTAGATCTCAATGACGACGGATCGCGGCTTGTGATAGGAGCGGAAAACTTTGCCAGTTCAAGAGAAATGAAATTTGATTCTGGCGAGACCACATTTGATCTGCAGGACACAAACATAGTAGATCCCAACACTGAATCGGGAGGAGCATTCACGGCCACTATGTACAACACCAAATTTGTGATTGATGACAGACTGACATCTGAGAACATGTCGGAGAGTGACGATTTTGGACGTGGTGTATGCATAATCGATAATTCAGTTTTCGTTGGAGCACCAAAAGATGACGGCAACACCGGCGGGGACGGAAGCACAAAGTTAGTGAATGATGGCACAGTTTCATGCTACGATCTCACAGTGATAGGCAAGTACGCTTGGAACAACATCGTAACAGAGACGGCGCTGATCGACACTGACAAATTGGGGAAAGTTTTTGATTTTGATGTGGGGAGCAAACAGATACGAGGTTACTATGATCTTTACGATCCGGTCAAGGGCAGACTACTAGGTGTGGCAGACAGAGAGATCAACATCAAAACCGCATGGGATCCGGCCACCTACAACGTGGGCGACAATGCAAACACAAGCACGCCATGGGCAGAGAATCATGTTGGAGAGGTATGGTGGGATCTTTCAACAGTCAAATGGTTGTGGTATGAGCAAGACACACAGGAATACAAACACAACCACTGGGGACAGATTTTCCCAGGTTCCAGCATAGACGTTTATGAATGGGTTGAATCGAGGGTGTTACCTAGCGAATGGAACCTAAGGACTGAACTGGCCACGCAGGTGTTGTCAGGCACGGCTCTGTACGGAGATGATTCACAGTACACAGTGACACAGAGATATGATTCGAGACTTGATACATTTGTGAATTACTATTACTACTGGGTGAAGGGCAAGACTAACATGCCTGCAAACAGTGTGGTTACAAGGAAAAACACCGTGGCATATGTTGCCAACCTAATTAGGAATCCAAGTGCATTCGACATACGATATTATTCGGTCACAGATACAAACAAGTTCATGATAAGCAACATCAAAGGTCTGTCGCAAGATTCGATAGTCCTTAACATGGATTTCAGGACCAACTCGTTCGACGGGGACGCACACAGCGTCTGGAAGTTGGTGAGGGAAGGTGACAAGGACTACAAACCAGGACAGCAGATAGAGGCACGTTGGTGGGATTCTTTGATAGGCAAAAATTCAACAGGGGACCTTGTGCCAGATCCGGATCTCCCCGTCAACGATAGGTATGGCAACAACACACGGCCAAGGCAGAGCTGGTACATCGACAGGTACGAGGCACTCAAGGAGATCATAGACTACGCCAACACAGTGTTGAAGAAAAAACAATTGGTTGGCCAGATAAGTCTGACCAATCTAGATTCTGCAGATCCAGAACCCACAGCACAGAGTCTCGAATGGGACGCTTCTGTGCAGACATACGCTGAGTTGACCTACATCAACACAGGAGACTTATCGGGCACAGTGAACTACTTGGTCAAGGCAGACGAGACTGCCAACAACTTCTGGGCAATATACAACTGGGACGGCACTACATGGTCTAGGACCAAACTACAGAGTTACAACACTTCTGCCTATTGGAGTTACACGGACTGGTATGGCACGGATCCCGAAGTACACGAAATGGTCCATAGCGAAAACACACCCATTGACAAACAGGTCAAGTTCCAATACGAATTAGACACTTTAGACCTCGCGATAGGCAAACATGTAAAAGTAACAAACGCAGACACAGGCGGTTGGAAACTTTTCATGAAGACAGCAGACGGGTTCAAAAATGTTGGTACAGAGAACGGCACGATCAGATTGAGCACCAGTCTCTATGACTACTCACAGGACGCATTCGGATTCGCAGGCCAGGACATATTCGATGGAAACTTCTTTGACCAAGAACCCAGTGAGGAGACCAGAAAGATATTGACTGCATTGCGAGATGACTTGTTTATCAATGACCTCGCAGTAGAATACAACACTCTGTTCTTCACGGGATTGAGGAAAGTACTTTCGGAGCAGATATATGTGGACTGGATGTTCAAGACGTCATTCATAAACGCAAAGAACAGTGTGAGACAATTAGATCAAAGGAAGTCATACACCACTGGGACAGATTCCTGGATTGAGAGCTACATAAACGAGGTCAAGCCGTTCCACACAAAATTACGGGAGTACAAACTTGGGTACGACAAGACAGAGACACAGGACGGCATATACACGGATTTCGACAACCCAACTTTCTATGATGCCACAACAGGCAAGATACGAAGCATCGACGTTGAGGGAGACACAGACAAGTTGACAGAATACCCACACCAGATGTGGTACGACTACCACAAGAAGTATGTGCAGTCTATCACAGTGACGGCAGGTGGATCAGGATACGAAGTTGCACCAACGGTGACCATATTGGGCGGCACAGTGGGATCAACGGGACCATTCCAGGTACAGGCGACCAGTTCAAGTGGTGCAACAAGTGGACAGTTCGGATACTACTATCCGTTGTTCACCAGTGAAAAACAGGCAGAGATCCATGACACACAGAATTCAGGTTCGGGAACGACCAAGACATACACCTTTGACGGACTGACAGGCACATTCTACGGACCAACTGCTTCGACAATCGAGTCAACAGATGTCAAGTCCACTGTGTTCAAGATGTATGTGACTCCAACAACCACGGGGGCCACTGCAACAGCAACGATACAAAGTGGGGCAGTAACCAAAATCACAGTCACAGGCATTGGTGCAAATTACACCACAACACCGACCATTGTTTTATCTGGTGGAAAGACAGACGGCACGACAGTGACGGACCAAGCAAAGGCATACGCAAATCTAAACAACGATCTGGTGAGAGATTTTGACACAACTATAAAATTTGACAGGGTGTCTAGCACATCCAGGGTTGTAGATTGGACGGCATCAACGGCATACGCCTACAATGATCTTCTGAGACACAACAATCAACTGTACAAAGTCACAAATGCCTTCACTGCTTCAACAGACTTCGACGACAACATAGGAAGCGTGTACAAGGTGTACGGCAACGAGACAGGCCTTACAGCGGCCGACAGGACAAAAGGTTTCTACACACCAGGATCTGGAATGCCGGGCAATGAACTAGACCAAGTGATGACCGGTGTTGACTATGGTGGTACAATGGTGACAGGTTTACTGTTTTCACAAGAATCGGGTTGGGACAACGAGGGTTGGTATGATTTCCCATGGGACAACTACGGAGATTCGAAAGTGAAGGCCTTCAGAGCAGATGGTTCAACCGCGGCCTATACGTTTGCCACGGCACCTGCAAGTAGTGAAGTGTTTCAAGTTTATATTACACAAGATGACAGCACAAGGAAAAAACTTCCAGATGTGATTAGGGGTGACGGCTCAACAGTGTCATTTACCATAAGTGAGACTGCAGAAGAGAATGCATTGGTTGAATTTATACCTTTTGATGACGACGGAGTGCTTTCCCCAGTAGATGACAGGACATTAGATTCCATAGTCAAAGGAGGCCTGTTCACTTCAGCGTTGGGACAAGCACCAAGTGATATCATATTAGAGGGAGACGATTTCGTTTCTCCTGACACAAGTTACGCACCCGAGGAGACTGTTCCGGGACAGATATTTGACACGGTAGACATCAAAGTTTACACTTCACCGGAGTCTGGAGTGCCTTTCATATCAGACAAGAATTACAGAGGTGATGGTGTCACAACAGTTTTCAGCATCGGTGACTTCCCAGGCACACTGGGATCAGTGACTGTGGCAGTGGATGGTGTCGTGCAGAAAGGCAGTGCATTGGATTCAACAGTGTCTGATTACACGATCGATGTCGGTAACAAAACGATCACATTTGATACTGCACCCGCGAACCATACCAAGATATCTACTAAAGTTTTTGCGATATCCGGAGAGAACTACAGGGTGTTGAACACATTCACAGGGGATGGATCCACGACCGCTTACCTTACATCAACAAGGGGAGAATTCAATCTAGATTCAACCACATCGGACATCTACGTGACAGTGGATGGCGTGCCTACAACGGCACTCACGACATCCACTTCTGCAAACACGATAACGGTTACATTCAACACGGCACCGAATGCAGGCACATTTATCCAGATTGCGGGATTCAACAAATCATCGACATCGACTAGAAGTTTTGCAAGTGTGAGGAATGAAGCAATAACATACGATGGTTCAACAAACAGGTATGCGTTGACTTTCCCACCTGGTGCGATAGGACCATTCTCTGGTCTGACAACGGTCGAGGTCAATGGCAGGGTGCTACGTGGACCAGACAACACATATTACGTAGGAGACGGAAGCACTTACACGTATGGTGTGGTTTCAGGATTGGAAGATGATTCAACAGTTGATCCTGCTAAAACTATTTCATCAGCATCGCAGGTAGAAGTTTTTGTGAATGGTGTCAAGAAAGATCTAAACACACACTACACAGTTGATACAGGAAATCAGAACGTGGAATTTGTTACTGCATCCGTTCCCACAACAACAGATGTGATTTGTATTTCAACATTGGTGGACAATCAGTACTTCGTAGACGGTGGCACAGATGCAGACCTAGTGCTAGTGCCTAGTGCGATAACATCACCTTACAGTTTGACTGCTAATGATGTGTTGTCAGTGACAACGTTCAACAATGCTCTTGGCATGAAACAGAGGAGAGAAGTACTTGAAGGAAGATCATCAGGCGTTTTCAAATTGAGATTTGACACTTTGAATGCTGGTTACACTTATGTGTGGCTGAACGGTGTGCAACTTTTACAGAGTAGTGACTACACGGTAAGCGGAAACACCGTCACAGTCAATGGAAGAACAATAACATCATCAGATAGGCTTGATGTCATGTACTTCGCAGTTGATTCAGCGGTCAGTGCCACAGGATTCAGGATATTCAAAGACATGATGAACAGGACGTTCTACAAACGTATTTCAAAAAATGCGACTACAAAATTAACAATAGATATGACAGAAGGCACACAAACAATCACAGTGGCAGATGCAAGTGTGTTGCCAACACCAAACGCGGCAAGCAATACTCCAGGGGTCATATTCATAGACAAAGAGAGAATAGAATACTTTACATTATCAGGTAACACGTTGGGACAACTAAGACGTGGAACACTTGGAACAGGAATTAAGGGGCATGGATCAGGCACGGAAGTGGTAGATGCGTCTGGTACTCAAACCATCCCTTACGCAGACACAGTACACACCAACACCTTCACAGGCGACGGAAGTACACTGACGTTTGCACTATCACAAGCACCAGCCTCCGCTAGCGAGTTAGACATATTCATTGGTGGCCAACGATTGTTGCTCACTAGCGAGGATGGATCAACCATAAACTACTCTGTGGACGGAAGCACCACTGCGGTTACATTAAGCACAGCACCTGCTTCGGGAACACAGATAAAGGTATTACACAAGAAAGGACAGGTATGGTACACGGCACTAGATGGTAATCCAGCGGATGGTAATGGATTACAGGCTTCTAGCACACAACAGGCTAAATTCATTGCTAACGAGCCTACAAACGCACCTGAATAAATACACTAGATGACACAGGACAACAAACCAACAGAAGCAAAAGAAGACAACAACAAGCCTCAGGATAACACGGGTGTTATGATGACGGGGCACATAAAGATTTCAGATCCAGAGACAGGTGAGGTCATCGTAGACAAGAGAAATGCGATACACTATGAAAACATGTCTCAGGCATTGGCCAATTCTTTGGCAAATAAATCTACAGGTTTCATACATGAAATAGCGTTAGGCAATGGTGGTACAACCGTTGACCCAACGGGAGTGATAACTTACCTTACACCAAATTCAACAGGTACCAACGCCGCTCTATACAACCAAACATATTACAAAGTCATTGACGACAATTCCACAACCAACAAGGACACAACAAGGAACAAGATGGAGGTGAGACACACAGCGGGTAACAAGTTCACAGACATCGTTGTAACTTGTACTTTGGACTACGGTGAACCAACAGGACAGGCGGCATTTGACAACACCACGGATTTCAACGGAGACTATGTGTTCGACGAGCTAGGACTCAAGAGTTGGGAAGGCACAGAGAACGGAGCAACAAACAAACTGTTGACACACGTGATATTCCATCCTGTACAGAAATCATTGAACAGACTGATACAGGTAGATTACACATTGAGAATACAATCATTAACAACATTCACTGAGACTAGCTCAACTGCACTGTCAACATCAAACACAGTCAGTGGAACTACATCAGGTGGTAACACAGGATACTAATGGCATACACTGTAAACAAGACAAGTAGTGGTTCGTACACGGTGCAGGATGGTGTGGTAAACACCCAGACTGATCTGAGCCTTATAGGTAAAGGATATGCAGGGTATGGAGAATCCATAGCGGAGAACTTCCTACACCTACTAGAAAATTTTTCAAACACTTCAGCACCCACTAAGCCCATACAGGGACAGCTCTGGTATGACAGCAGTGAGTCTAGGCTTAAAGTATACACGGGCTCTAGTTTCGTCCCATCTGGCAGTAACGTTCCCTACCAAGCAACGGCACCTTCTACATTGGCACAAGGAGATATATGGATAGATTCAGACACAGGACAACTTTTTTTCTACAACGGAACATCAAACATACTGATAGGACCAAGTACCTCATCTGGAACTAACACAAACGGATTCCTTTATGAGACCATAACAGACGACACAGATACAAGTCAAAATGTTACAAAATGGTACAATGACGGAAACTTAATAGCAATAATATCTGAAGACACATTCACACCCAAGGCGGCCATTACAGGATTCGCCACAATCAAAAAAGGTGTGACTTTGACAACAGCAATTACAGACATAAAATTTCAAGGCACAGCCTCAGATGCAGATTCACTGGGTGGAGTTGCGGCGGCCAACTATCTAAGATCCAACACGAATGACACGACGACTGGCACGATAGGAGTGCTCAACGACTCAGGACTGTCGGTTGGTGTTGACAGTGATTTAAATTTAGCAGTGGACAGCACGGGTGTCATCATACAGAACATCACATCAGATCAAGACATAACCTTCAAAGTGAACGATGGCGGTACTACAACAACATTAATGACAATGGACGGATCGGCGTCAAGGATAGGTATCGGTACTATAACTCCAACAACGAAGTTAGATGTGTCGGGCACTGTAAACGCAACTGCATTCACAGGGCCAATCACAGGAAATGTCACAGGAAATGTAACAGGAAATGTCACAGGAGATGTTTCAGGTACAGTTACAGGTGGAGCAAGTCTAAACCTACTATTGACTGGTGGAACGCTCACAGGAACGGTCAACTCACGGGCTTTATTGCCAAGTGCGGACTCTACTTACAATCTGGGTACAGATGGCACTAGATACGCAACTGCTTTCGTTGACACATTAGATGCCACGGAAGTAAAAAGTCAGGGTGTCACAATAAATGATAATTCTATTACAGCAAGTAGATCAAACGATGACTTGGAAGTATCAGCATCAGGAACAGGTGATGTCAAAATTAATTCAAATGTAACACTTTCGGGGTCATTTGCTCAAGCCATACACACATTCGTAGAAACGGATGCCATTACAGCGACAGAACATGCCGGTAGAATTTTATTACTTGGCGAGGTTGGCGGAAACGCAGACGTCGTGCTTACACTACCAGATGCAACAGGATCAGGAAATGTTTATGAATTTATAGTAAGCGTTACTATGGCTTCTAATACATACAAAATTGCTTGTCCAGATGCCAACAACACAATCACCGGACAAATACAATACCTGGACGAGGATGGCACTGCGGCGGCATCATTCCCAACAGTGGCGGCATCAGACACCATCACGTTGAATGGTGGAACACAGGGTGGATTGGTAGGAGATACACTTACATTAATAGATATAGCGGCAGACAAATGGATGGTCAAAGGACTTATGCGGGTGGCGGCAGGAGCCAACCCAGCAACACCGTTTAGTGCGGCAGTCAGTTAAAGGTAAATATACAAAATGGCGTACACAATTAACAAAACAGACGGAACAGCAATCACCACAATCACGGATGGAACGTCCGATAACACCACTACGTTGCAGTTGTTTGGAAAAAGTTTTTCAGGGTTCGGTGAAGGACTCAACGAGAACCTGGTTAAGTTATTAGAGAATTCAGCATCAACATCGGCACCCACAGCACCACTGAAAGGTGAGCTATGGATGGACACAACAACGAATCAATTAAAAGTCTACGACGGCACCAGTTTCAAACCCACTGGCGGAGCAAAATCAAGTTCTAGCACACCAACAAACGCATCTGCGGGAGACCTATGGCATGACACAACAAATGATCAACTATATGTGTACACAGGCTCTGCGTTTCTATTGGTTGGTCCAGTTTACACTTCTGGACAGCAACTTTCGGGTTGGAAGATCGAGACACTGACCAGCTCAGGTGGTAACAAGGTTGTATCTTCCATGTATGCAGGCAACACACGGGTAGCAATTCTGTCCCTAGCGACTTTTACGCCTAGTGTCACACAAACAGGATTCGCATCAATCAAGGCAGGAATTACACTTAACTCAACACTGGGAGCAGTGTTCGAAGGTTCAAGCACACAGGCGGCCACTTTAGACACATCAGACACGACCAATGCATCATCACCAGGTGAGACATTACAAGGTGGTGCCAACTTCCTAAGGTCAAACGCGGCGGACACCACGACAGGTGCTCTGACCATTGACACGGACAGTGGTATTATCGTAGGTGACGCACAGGAATTAACAGTGACAGTCACCAGCAACAACGTGACAGTGGCACAGACTTCACAGGATAAAGATTTGAAATTCACAGTGAACGACGGTGGTGTCACAAAGACACCTCTACAGTTGACAGGAGCGGACGGCGGAGTTGACATCACAGGTGATGTCACAATAACAGGTAACTTAACAATATCAGGGTCATATGACAAGTCAAGTGTTGACGTTTCAACGTACACTGACACATTCATAGAAGTAAACTCAGGCCAGGCATCAGATGTCGACGGTGGACTAATAGTTGAACAGGCATCGGGCGTCGAGGCAAGGATTTTCTGGGACACATCAGAACAATACTGGGCGGCTGGCAAGACAGGTGCATTAAACCAGGTCATCACGATAGCAGATGCAACAGACGATGGTGGTGCAAACCACAGCAAAGTGCTCAAGGCATCATCGGCAGGTGGACTGACAATGGATTCAGTGACATTGGTCGCAGTCGGATCCGACATCACATCGTCAACTTCAGCCACTGAAAAAGATGTACCAACCATAGCACAGGTGCAAAAGTCACTGAAACTATGGGGCGGTTCAACCATAAGTGATGACAGTAGCAACAGCATAGCAGGTAACAGGTACGTTGAGACTTCGGCACCCTCATCTGGACAAGGTTCAAACGGGGATCTCTGGTTCGTAAGGGAGGCGTAATCCCATGGTAGCAGTCGTCAAGACATTCAACTACACAGGTACTCTACAACAGGCAACCATTCCACCAGGCACTACATCCATTGATGTATACCTTTGGGCGGGAGCAGGTGGCGGCGGTGGTTCAGACGCAGGTGGTCCAGGTGGCCCAGGTGCGGCGGGACACCATGTGAAAAAAACAGCATTATCAATATCATCAGGACAGATCGGCACCACACTGGAAGTGGCAGTGGGTGGTGGCGGATCAGGCGGATCATCAGGAGGTGGTGCACCAGGTGGTACTAACGGAAAGAGCAAAACAGCATATTCAGGTGGCAGAGGCGGTAACGCTGGACCCAACCCATACTCAGGATCAGGCGGAGGTGGCGGTGGAGCCACTGTCGTATTAATCGATAGCACAGCGGTCGCAACGGCTGGTGGCGGCGGCGGAGGAGCAGGAGCAGGCGCACACTCTAACGGAACACCCGGGATAAACACAAACTCAGCCACAACCAACACACCAGGCACACTGGGAGAGAACGGCAAGGACCACGCCGGAGATGGTGGTGGTGGTGGAGCCGGCGGTGGAGGTGCTGACGGTGGTAAATCAGGAAATGCTGGGGCAGGTGACAATGGCGGAACAGGCGGAAGGTCTGGATCAGATTTGGTACCATCAGGCGGTTCATCAAGTGTAGGGTCAAGTACGACACCAGGAGGCACAAGTGAAGCAAATTATACTGCAGGTGTGGCAGTGGGCGGACAGGCTAGCTCAACAGGCGCAGATGGAAAAGCGGTTGTCATATTCAACATAGGTGTGTCAGGAGAATTCAAAGTAGGCGGAGCATGGAAAAGCATCAACCAGGCATTCTTCAAAGTAGGCGGAGCATGGAAAAAAATCACAGCAGGTTATGTGAAGATAGGTGGGGCATGGAAGGCACTTTTCAACTCAGGGGTAACTTTCCTCTCAACAGCGGCAGGATTTGGTGACGCACAAGGCGGATCTAGTTCAGGCGGAGATGGTACTGGAGGCGGTTGTTTCATAGCAGGCACGATGATAACCATGCACGATGGTTCGTTGAAACCGGTCGAGCAAGTGGACATAGGCGACGCAGTAGCAGTGGGTGGCAAAGTGTTCGCGACAGGTAAGTTCTTGATAGACAACTTGTATGACTACAACGGAATACAGGTATCTGGAACACACATGGTCAAGGAAGATGGGGCATGGACAAGAGTTGAAGACAGCAGAATAGGTAGATCACTAGGTGATGATGAGGTTATTGTATACGTGTTCGGTAACCAGAACAGAAGAATAATAATCAACGGCACAGAGTTCACAGACTACTTCGAATTAAGCGAACAGCAGGAACTAATCAACCACGGCGAAGATATTTTTAGTAATTGGCAGGATCATGATAGACAGATACATGACAAAAATGTTAATATACTGAATGCTTGATAAATCCTTTTACCACGGCCTACAAGGCGAATGTTTCAAACAGATAAAAAAATATTTCCAAGAGATCAAGTACGAGTTCGACTCGCAACCAAACAAAGCATTCCTAGAGCCAGAGGATTTCTCAGACAGTGTCAGGGGACTCCCAGATGATTTCGACGACAAGTCAGGGGACTATGTTCATGGTGAATGGCAGGCACTAGGCATACAATCAGGAGAACACGAAGGCCAATCGTATAATGATTATCCAATACTGTATTCGATACTGCGGAAATTTCCTTATAAAACTAATGTAGCAATAATGACAGTTGGTCCTGACACAAAGATAGGCAATCACACAGACAACGAAGGTGGATGGAGATATCAGATGTGTTTGGATGACGGTGGTGGAGACCAAAGTGGCATGCATGTAATGAATCTCGAGACTCGTAAACAGGAACTGATGACCTGGAAAACAGGAGAAGCGTTTGTATTTCAACCAGATATACAGGTACACAATGGTTTCAACAACAATCCAGGAGAGAGAACCACGTTATTAATTGACTTTTACAAGGAATCATTATACACTAAAGAGAAGTTTGAAAAGTATTACCAACACTATTCAGAATGTTTTGAAGGGTTGGAAAATCTGGTAGATGTATATGAATCAAGAAAACAAAAATAAGATTGCTGTAATCGGCCACACCCGGGGAATAGGTAAAGCCGTAGCCGACCTATACAAGAAAAAAAAATACGAAGTGGTTGGAATGAGTAAAAGCAATGGATTCGACATAATTCACGATCAAGAAAAGATAATAGGAAATATAGAGGATTGTAATCTCGTGGTTTTGAACGCACACGCAGACAAGGGACAGTTGAACGTACTCAAAAGGATATACGGTCAACATTCATTCAGCAATATGAAAGTCGTCGTAATAACAAGCACATCAGGCTTGGAAGAGGACCCAGATTACAACCAATTTCAAGTTTGGGACAAGTTCAAGTATGTTCAGTACTGTGAAATCAAAAAAGAACTGATAGAATACATTGAAGAATTGCAAGACGAATTACTATCAAAACCATTATCGGTGTATGATGTGTGTCCTGACGTGGTAGACACAGACATGACCAAAGGCCTGTGGGAAGACCTACCCAAGTTGACAGCAGACGAAGTGGCAGAAGCAGTGAGATACTGTTTTGAATCAACATTTAATATTAACAAGATAGTGATCCAAAAAAATGCAAGATAGATTATGGGACAGAGATAAAGATTACGACACACTGGTCAAGTGGTGGGCTGACTGGGAGTTTGGCAAAGTGCCTAAAGAATGTTTGCCACCGGATGGTATCGTTGTTGAACACGATAGTGAACCCGTTTGTGCCGCTGGATTGTACATAGGTGTTGGCACACAGTTTGCGTTCATGGAATGGATAGTGACAGACAAGAATGCAGAACAACGGCTAGTACATAGATGTTTAAAATTGTGTATTAATCGCATAATGGAACTAGCCAAGCAAAAGGGTATGAAATTGGTGTACACAGCCACAAAAGAACAGGCGTTACACAAAAGATATCAGAAGTACCACAACATGATTCTCACAGAGAGTGGGGTAAAAACATTCCTGCGGGACTTAGACGGTGCATATTCAGAGGATTTAACTTGGATATCAGACGATGAGCAGATAGAATCACGTAATAAATAAGCATAAGGAGTACACGAAATGGCAACAAAACAAGAAGTCGCAGACTACATCAACGCAAACTACGAGTCAGCGTGGACGGACGCCGAAGAAGCAAAGATAGATGCTATGCTGACGCCCGAGCTGGCAACCATACTGATCAAACTGGTCGGTGACGTAAGTTTCTTGACTGAAGTCAGAGACAACGCATCAAACAACGACTAGACAATGGCATACAAGATAAACAATTCATTTGGAACACTGTTGGTCAGTTTGGCCGATGGAACCATAGACACAGCGACAACCGACATTGCCCTGATAGGAAAAGGGTATGCAGGATTTGGTGAGAAGTTGAACGAAAACCTTGTAAAGCTCTTAGAAAATTTTAACAACACAACTGCACCCAACAATAAAGTCCAGGGTCAACTTTGGTTTGACCAAACCAACAAACGTATGAATGTATGGACAGGTGACAAATGGAGACCTGCAGGTGGTCCTACAAACTCCGCATCAGCACCAACCAATGCCGTGCAAGGAGACTTGTGGTTTGACACAACAAACACACAACTCAAAGTGTGGACAGGAACGGTATGGACTTTGATCGGACCGAGTTCGGTGGCAGGATCGGGAGTGACAGCGGTCGTCTCAGAGACATCACCAGACAACACAGGATCGAACCAGACATATTTGAAGTTGGTGGCCAATGACGCGGTAGTAGGTGTGGTATCAAACGTGGCATTCACGCCAAGTGGCACAGACGCCACGGCACAGGCTTTGGTCTCAGCGGGTTTCTCCACGGTGGCACAGGGTATACAACTTTCTTCAGCGGTTGGATCAGCCAGTTTCAGAGGAAGTTTGACTGGTACGGCAGACATAGCCACGAGCGTGACAGTTTCAGCAAACAACACAACCAACGAGACTTGTTTTATTGCATTCGTTGACGGAGCGACCGGCACACAGGGCATTGAAACAGACACAGGCCTGAGCTACAATCCAAGCACCAATGTGCTCACGACCACTGCCTCACAGGCGCAGTACGCTGACTTGGCCGAGCGTTACGAAGCAGATTGCGACACAGAAATTGGAGACGTGGTGATTTTAGGTGGTAAAGCAGAGATAACAAAATGTAATGAGGATCTATCTGACGCCGTGTTTGGTGTGATATCAGAATCTCCGGCCTTGCTGATGAATGCAAAGGCGGGCGACAACGATTCGCATCCTATGGTGGCGTTTACAGGGCGGGTGATGGTCAAACTGCAGGGCACAGGCAAAGCAGGAGACCGTGTGGTATCAGCAGGCAATGGTGAGGCCAGAGTGGCTGACCTGGACAAATGTACCGCTTTTAATACTCTAGGTAGGTTGATCAAGGATAAATATTCGCAAGACACACAATTAACAGAGTGTGTGATAGGAGTAAAGTAATTTTATGGCATATTCGGCAGGTGACGCAATTTTAGATGATGAATACAACGAGTTCGTAAACAGCAGTAGTGACCCATTTGGATACAACCATTTCGCAGGCCCAGGTTCGGCACAGTACGGATTGAACCAATCAACGATTTCAACAGTATCAGCCGGAGACACTGTGCAGGCATCAAGTTGGAACGCACTGTTCACAGGACTAGACAACATTGCCAACCACACCAACGTTTCTATAACATCATCATCAGTTTCAGCAGGAGACGCCATAGCGATCAGATCAGCATTGGTCTCAGACCTAGCCAACTTGGCGGCGGCGGTCGCTGGAGGTTCAACATCAGCGACAGCGATAGGAACAGCGGCGGCGGGGGCAAGTTCAAACTCAGGCACTTGGAATGCAACATCAACGATCGAGAGATCAGTAACATTCGCAAACAACAACACCATGAGGGCGTTCTTCAACGGTGGAGGGTTCATCAGGATTGCACCGACTGCCACTACAGGCATCGATGGTCTAAAGGACACAGTTTTTGCGGACCTATGCACAGCGGTTGGTAACCTTGACCTC